GTCATTCCTTACGAGCCAAGGGAGCAGCAGGAGGAAATCCACCATGCCATTGAGCAGCATCGTTTTACTGTGGTGGTTGCCCATCGTCGTATGGGAAAGACTGTTAGCGCAATCAATCACCTTATCAAAGCCGCGATAGAGTGCGACAAGCCTAATCCTCGGTTTGCATATATTGCACCTACCTACAGCCAAGCCAAGAGAGTCGCTTGGGATTACCTACTAGAGTACACAAGGCCGCTTAATGCAACTGCCAACATTGCTGAGTTACGGGTTGATTTTTGGGGGCGTAGGGTTAGTCTTTATGGGTCTGACAATCCTGATAGCTTGCGCGGTCAGTATTTCGATGGCGTGGTTATCGACGAAGTTGGCGATCAGAATCCGAGAATTTGGAACGAGATCATCCGACCTGCTCTTTCCGATCGTCTTGGGTGGTGTGCTTTCATTGGTACTCCTAAAGGCGCAAATTCCTTTCAAACTCTAGCCGATAGAGCCAAGTCCGAGGAAGGTTGGAAGTACCTAGAGTACAAGGCTAGCCAGACCAAGATACTGCCTGAGTCCGAGCTTAAAGCTGCCTATCGAGAGATGGGAGAGGACAAGTACAACCAAGAGTTCGAGTGTTCCTTTAACGCAGCGGTCGAGGGTAGTTACTATGGGAAACTTATTAACGACCTTGAGAGGGATCATCATATTACTGATTTTCCTCGTGACGATCTGTGTCGTAGCTTTACTGCATGGGATTTGGGCATGGGTGACTCTACAGCTATATGGGTTGCTCAGGTGGTTGGAAAGGAAATTAGACTCCTTGATTGCGTCGAAAATCATGGGCAAGCGTTAGATTGGTACGTTAATTGGCTAAGAGACAACAAGTACGAGGGATTTACCCATATCCTGCCCCATGACGTACAGGTAAGGGAGCTAGGCACAGGCAAGAGCCGTAAGGAAGTCTTAGAGGAAGCAGGGCTGTCCATAACGGTTGCGCCTAGATTGCCTGTAGCTGACGGAATTCAGGCTGTGAGGAGACTATTGCCTCGGTGCTGGTTCCATCCGAGGACTAAGCAGGGGCTAGATGCCTTACGGAACTACCGCAGGGAACACGACGAGAAACGGCAGATATTCTATGAAAAGCCGTTGCATGACTGGTCTAGCCATATGAGTGACGCTTTCAGATACCTAGCGATAGGTCTTGACGAGGGCGATAGTTCGTGGCAGACATCGTTGCCAATTTCAACGAAATGGATTGTATAATAAGCAAAACCCATAAGGATTTGCTATGAAGATGGATGAGGGTCAAATCAAGGGGATTATCGAGAATGAGATCGATAACTCCATCGGTTACATTGATACCGAGACTACGGATCAGCGATCCAAAGCACTAGAGTATTACCTGCGTTATCCGTATGGCAACGAGGTAGAAGGCCGTAGCCAGATCGTAACCGGAGAAGTAGCCGAAGCAATAGATGGATCTCTCCCGCAGCTAATACGTGTTTTTACGACAACAGAGGATATTGTCTCCTTTGAGCCTCAGACTCCAGAAGATGAGGAGTCCGCTAAACAGGCTACCGACTACTGTAACTGGGTGTTTTACCGTGAGAACGACGGTCTAATCATCCTGCATAACTGGTTCAAAGATGCGCTGATGATGAAGGTTGGCGTGGTCAAGGCGTACTGGGAAGCCAAAGAGGACGTAAATAAAGAGTCCTACAAGAACCTGACCGAGGACGAGCTAGCCCTATTGCTGTCTGATCCTGCCATTGAGGTAGTGAGCCAGAAGGTTGAGATGGTTGACGGTGGTGTGGATATGATGGGTATGCCTGTCCAGATTCCTTACTACTCGGTCAAGGTCAAGAAGGTTAAGAAGTACGGCTGCGTCAAGATTGAGAACGTACCGCCGGAAGAATTCCTAATTAGCAAATCGGCAAGAACTATTGAGGATAGCCCGTTCGTAGCTCATCGTCGCTTGATGACTCGTTCGGAACTCATAGCGATGGGTTTCGACAAGGACATCGTAGAGGGATTGCCTAGCTACGACGATCTTCAGTTCACGACTGAGCGTATTGCTCGATTCAGTCAGGGTGAGCAGCCGGATGAGAACATCAGCCTAGACCCAACGATGCAGGTTGTTGAGGTCTACGAGTGCTACATCAAGATCGACGTTAATGGTGATGGTATCGCTGAGTTGCGGAAGATTGTCTATTCTGGCAACGAAATCCTAGATGACGAAGAATGTGATCTAGTGCCGTTCCATAGCCTGTGTCCTATCCCGATCCCGCATAAGTTCTTTGGTCAGTCTCTAGCAGACCGGACGATGGACATCCAGCTAATCAAGTCTACGGTTACAAGACAGATGCTGGATAACCTGTACCTAACGAACAATGCCCGTTTGGGTGTGGTTGATGGTCAGGTCAACTTGGATGATGCTCTTAATGCAACTCCGGGTGGCATTATCCGTGTTAAGTCGGCTAATGCGATTGTGCCTATCGAGGTTCCTGCTGTAACGGCTCAGGCTTTCCCATTGCTTGAGTACATGGATAGCGTTCAGGCCAAGCGTACAGGTGTTAGCGACCAGCAGCAAGGTCTTGATCCTGACGTAATGAACAACGTATCGGCTACGGCTATTGCAGCCATGATGAAGTCTAACTCTGGCAAGCTGGAGTTGATTGCTCGAATCTTTGCTGAGACAGGCGTTAAGAGCTTGTTTAAGGGGATTCTGCACCTATTGGGCAAGTATCAGGATCAGGCCAAGATTGTCCGCATGAGAGGTCGATTTGTAACGTTTGACCCTCGGACATGGACGAATCAGTACGATGTGGCGATTAACGTCGGTCTTGGTTCAGGAGATCGTGAGCAGAAGCTAGCCATGTTGCAGATGATCCTCGGAAAGCAAGAGCAGATTCTGACTCAGTTTGGCGCATCGAATCCTGTGGTATCTGTGGCTCAGTACCGCGATACCTTAGCGAGACTGATTGAATCGGCTGGTTTCAAGGATGCCAAGGCGTTTATTAACGAGATCAGTCCAGAGCAGAACGAGGCATTGTCTCAGCCACAGCCACCTGCTCCAGATGCTCAGGCTGAAGTAGCTCAGATGCTAGCTCAGGTAGAGAGAGAGAAGACCGAGGCGAAGGCTCAGATTGAGGCTGCAAAACTAGAACTGCAGAGAGAGCAACTAGAGGCAGAGTTCACCCGTAAGGGTATTGAATTGTCGATGCAGAAGGAGCGTACTGCTTCTGAGATGCGAATTAAAGAGGCTGAGTTGGCTGTTAAACAACTACAGGCTATCTTGGCGATGGACATTGCTGACGAGGACAGCCGTAACAAACAGGCTGACATTGTCCTAAAGGCGATTAAAGAGCTAGGTAATATGAATAAGGGTATGAATGGACAAATCCCAATGGGCTGAACACTTACTGAGGGATGAGGGCTTCCAGATGATGATGGAAGAACTCCGATCAGTAGAGGTCAGTAAGTTTGCGATGAGTGCTGCTAGCGAGGCTAACGTAAGGGAAGATGCTTACCACCAGCTAAGGGCATTAGAGAAGATTGAAGCCTACCTTGAAGGATTATCGGCACAGAAGCTGATAGACGAAAAGCGGCTGAAAATTTTGTAACTGAGTCGGGCAGTTCCCGATATAATTTAGGAAACAATATATGAGCGATACTGGAAGTATGACCCCGGAAGGGAATACTCAGTTAGACGTAGGTGGTGCAGCCGACGCTATCATGGGTCTTATGGGTACGGAAGAAGGCTCCGAACAGGAACAACCTGAAACCCAACTCGAAGCCAATGATAGCGAAGCCGAATCCGAGGAATCTTACGATGAATCGGAGGTAGAACAAGATGAAGGCGAGGATGAGCAAGAGGAGCCTCCGAAATACAGGGTGAAAGCCGCTGGTGAGGAACGTGAGGTAACCCTTGATGAGCTTATCAAGTCTTATCAACTTGGCACAGACTATACGAAGAAATCGCAAGCAGTAGCTGAAGAACGCAAGGTTGTTGAGGCCGAACGCCAGCGTATCGAGGAAGCTAGGTATCTCCGCGACCAATATGCGGAACGGTTGCAGGTCATTGAGCAGATGCTTAACCAGCAGCCGGAAACTGAGAATCTGGACTATCTGAAGGAAACCGATCCAATCGGTTACGCAGTTAAGGTCGCAGAACTGTCTCAGCGGGAGAAGCAACTAGCCCAAGTTCGAGCAGAACAGGCTAGGATTTATGAGCAGCAACAGAGGGAGCAGCAGGAGCAACTTGGTCAGGTAGTACAGGCTGAGTCTCGTAAGCTGGCAGAGGTAATCCCTGAGTATGCTGACCCGCAGAAGGGCGAGACATTACGTCGTGAACTCCGTGAATTCGGAATGAAGGCGGGATTCTCAGATCAGGAATTAGCGAATGTTTATGATTCGCGAGCAGTATTAACGTTGTGGAAGGCAATGCAGTACGACAAGCTACAGTCTGCAAAGCCGGGAATCACGAAGAAGGTTAACGAGGCTCCGAAGGTAATGAAGTCGGGAGTTTCACAGCCTCGTGATAGCAGCGACGAGATGAAGAAACTTAAGGCTAGGGCAAAGCAGACCGGAAGGGTCGCTGATGCCGCTAAAGCATTTGAACGTTTTTTATAAGGAACTATCATGCCTACATTTACAGCACATACCGCGATTGGTCAGCGGGAAGATTTGACCGACATCATCTATGACATCTCGCCAACTGAGACACCATTCATGTCTTCGATTGGCAAGACCAAAGCTACTGCCGTGTATCACGAGTGGCAGACTGACTCGCTGGCTGCTGCTACTACTGCTAACGCTGCGATTGAAGGTGCTGACGCTACATCGGCAACTCTGGCTCCTACCGTTCGCCTTGGTAACTACACCCAGATCATCCAGAAGACCGTTCAGGTTTCTGGTACTTTGGACACAGTAAACAAGGCTGGTCGTAAGTCCGAAAAGGCTTATCAGTTGGCTAAGGCTTCTGCTGAACTGAAGCGCGATCTGGAGACTATCCTGCTGGCTAACCAAGGTCGTTCGGCTGGTACATCGACTATCGCTCGTAAGCTCGGTTCGATCCTGTCGTGGATCAAGACTAACTCGGACAAGGCTTCTGACGGTTCCGATCCAGCAACTATCGGCGTATCGACTCGTACTGACGGTACTCAGCGTACCTTCACCGAGGCTCTGCTGAAGACTGTTGTTTCGGAAGTGTATGTCTCCGGTGGTTCGCCGAAGATTCTGATGGTTGGTGCTGCTGGTAAGCAGAAGGTATCGTCGTTTGCTGGTATCGCTGCACAGCGTTACATGGCTCCCGGCAATACTCCGACCACTATTATCGGTGCGGCTGACGTTTATATGTCGGACTTTGGCACGATGTCGGTTGTTCCTAACCGCTTCATGCGTACCCGTGATGCTCTGATCCTTGATCCTGAGTACGCAGCACTTGCTTATCTCCGTCCATTCCAGACTAATGATCTGGCTAAGACTGGTGACAGCGAGAATACTCAGCTTCTGGCTGAAGTTACTCTGGAAGTCAAGAACGAAGCTGCTCATGGCATCGTTGCTGACCTAGATATGGCTCTGTAATAAGTAGCAACTCTCCCCTGCCTGATGGTGGGGGAGAACTACGAAAGGATTTATGAGTACTCCGATACGGACTCAGACAGCATTTGAAGACGGTGATGGTGGGATTGTCATCGAGACTAAGCAGGATGTAACCGAGATTATTGAGGCCAATAAGCGACAACTGGACTTTGACAAATCTCGACAAGGACACCTAAACGAGCTTCATCACGTAGCCAGAATACCCTTTACGGTGATTGACGTACTGAATCAGCAAGGGATTATGAAGGGCTTTAACGTGGTGGATGAGATCGGATTTGCTAGGTGGCTGAACGATCCTGATAATGCTGTCTGGAAAACGTACCGGGGAACTGTATGAGAGTAGGAGTTTGCGTACCGTGTAGGGATGAGGTTCATACTGGTTTTGCTTTTGACTTTGCGAGGATGACAGCACACGATGCGTCAGTTCGTTGCAAGGACGGTAAGGGTGGGTTAAGCCTTTACACAATGCCGGGGACGCTGATTTTCGATCAACGGGAAAAGTTAGCGCAGGTTGCTTTAGGTGAAGGGTGTGACGCATTGCTGTTTATCGATAGCGATATGCGTTTTCCACACGACATCATTAGCATCATGTTAAGCCGCAATGTGCCTATCGTTGGGGTTAATGCTACGACTCGGAGAAAGCCTGTCACACCTACGGCAAAGGTTTTGACTAGGTACATGGATGGGGATACTGAGGTTCGTAAGTGGTCGAATGTAGATTCTCGCGGTAAAGAGGGAATTGAGGAGGTTACAGCGGTTGGGTTTGGTGCTGTAATGATCCGTAAGGAAGTATTTGAGAAGACTGGTAGACCTTGGTTTGATGCTGGATGGGGTTCTAACGGTGTATGTGGTGAGGATGTATATTTCTGCGTCAAGGCTGGTTCTGAGGGCTTTCAGACGTATGTAGACCATGAGCTATCGATGCACATTAGGCACATAGGTACATACGAATATGGCTGGAAGGACTTTGAGCAGTTAGAGGAATAAATATGCCATTTGCAAGCTATTCGGAACTAAAGACTACGGTAGCGAATTATCTAGCCCGTAGTGATCTAACATCGGTGATACCCGACTTTATCCGACTAGCTGAGGAAAGGCTACGTCGAGACATTCGGACTCGGCAGATGTTGATTGTCGCAACGGCATCGACTACAGGTGGGGATTCTACTGTTGGATTACCTACAGACTTCTTAGAGATGCGCGATATTCACCTGAACACTAATCCGGTGACTACATTGCGCTACAAGGCTCCTAATTCGTTCTACGCTGAGTCTAGGGTTACAGAGGGTGGTAAGCCTGTCGATTACACGATTCTAGGCTCTGAGATACAGCTAGCACCATCTCCAGACGGTACTTACGTTCTCCAGATGTTGTACTACGGCAAGCCACCATTATTGTCGGATACGAACGCTAGCAACATCTTCCTAGCTAACTATCCTGATGCTTTGCTGTATGCGTCACTAGCGGAAGCAGAGCCGTACCTAATGAATGATGCCCGTATCCAGACATGGGCAACCTTATACGATCGTGCTGTAACGGCGATTACGAACTCTGACCAATCGAGTGAATACAGCGGTCAGCCTATGTCTATGTCTTATAACGTGAGGTAAATCATGGCAGAGATGTCGAATTATCTTGAGAACGCGCTTATTAACGCGACTCTGAGAAACACAAGCTACACCAGTCCGTCAGTCGTTTATTTGGGTCTGTTTACCAGCGATCCAACAGACGCTAATACGGGTACTGAAGTATCTGGCGGGTCTTATGCTCGTCAATCTATTACGTTTGGCGCACCTAGTAACGGCGTATCAACAAACTCTGCTGCGATTGAGTTCCCTGCTGCAACTGGATCATGGGGTACAGTTGGCTGGATCGGCATCATGGATGCCTTAACAACTGGAAACTTGCTCTATCACACAGCTTTAGATGCGTCTAAGACGATTGACACGGGCGATATTTTTAAGATTGCGATTGGTAATCTATCTGTGACACTTGCTTAAATTATGTTCGGCATAAGCGCATTTTCGCAGACACCATTTTCCTCCTTAGCTGGAGGGGTTGTTCTATTTGGTACTGCGAGTGTAAATGCGTCTGCCACAGTTACTGCCGATGCAACAAGGATACGAACTAATTCAGGGTCAGTAAGTTGTGTAGCTACCGTTTCTGCTAATGGTGGCAAATTATCTAATGCTGTTGCTTCAGTTAATTGTTTAGCAACGGTATCTGCTAGTGCGACTGCGATATATTCAGAAAATGCCTCTGTTAATGCAACTGCAACAGTATCGGCATTAGGAACACGCATACAGTTCGGCAATGCTGCTGTTGCCTCTAATGCAACTGTTACTGCTGACGGAAACAGAATCAGGACTTCATCAGCTTCTGTCGCAGCGCAAGCAACTGTCACAGCTAATGGCGGTGTGGTTTATCAAGGCAATGCTTTAGTTAATGGTGTGGCAACTGTTGTATGTACTGGCGGGTTAGTTCTTTCTGGAATAGGCTCTGTTAATGCGTTAGCGACTATTGTTGCAAATGGCGGGATAGTTGGCGAGGAATGGTCGGATGTTGTTCCTGAAGCAAATACATGGACTGAGCAAACTGCGGTTGATAATACTTGGACTGAAATAAATCCAAGTTCAAGCACTTGGGATGTAGTTGCAGCAAATAGCAACACATGGACACAGGTGAGTGGAAGTTCTAATAACTGGTCGAGGGTGTAATGCCACTTGTTTTAGCTGATCGTGTAAAAGAAACGACTACAACTGCGGGAACTGGAACACTTACGCTTGCTGGTGCGGCTAATGGTTTCCAATCTTTTGCCGCTATTGGCAACGGCAATACAACTTTTTACACAATAGTTGATAGTAACGCTGGCACTTGGGAAGTAGGGATAGGCACATATACGGCATCTGGAACAACTCTTTCCAGAGATATCGTATTGTCAAATTCATCAGGAACAACCACACAAATCAATTTTGCAAGTAATAGCAAAGATGTTTTTGTTACCTACCCAGCAAGTAAGTCAACATACGAAGATGAGGGTAACGCTGTATATGGTGGTGCTGGTACTGCGGCTATTTACTTGACTGCCAGCACAATAAATGCGAATACAACGATACCAGCTAACTACAACGGAATGAGTGCAGGGACTGTAGCGGTTGCAAATGGTGTAACGCTAACGATAGCTGATGGTTCTAGATTGGTAGTTGTTTAAGGGTTATACATGGCAACAATAATCACAGCAGGAAATGCCACAAACGGGTTAAAAATAACTCCCGATAATACCGGCATACTAGAACTCAAGACGGGTACAGGTGCGGGTACGACTGCTTTGACGTTAAACGCTTCGCAAAATGCGACGTTGGCAGGTACTTTGCAAGTAGCAGGTGTAACGACTAGTTTGTATCCGATTGTGTCGGGTACCGCTGTTGCTTCGACGTCCGGTACGTCGATTGAATTCACTGGCATACCGTCGTGGGCAAAGCGGATTACGGTGATGTTTAGCGGGGTTAGCACAAACGGCGCAAATCCGCTTCAAGTTCAGTTAGGAACTTCTAGCGGGTATGAAATAGCTTCATATAACGCCACGGCTGGCGTAGTTACTGGAGGATACCCCGGTGTAGCAGCCGCTATAAATTTTACTACTGGTTTTGGGATGGAATACACCTCTCAAAGTTCTGCGTTTTTGGTTAGTGGACATATGGTTCTTACAAATATCTCAGGAAATATATGGGTTGCTAGTGGCGTTATCGGGACAAGTTCTACCGGAACTTTGTTTTTATTTTCAGGGAATAAAACAACCGGAGCAGCATTAGATAGAGTGCGCGTAATTGGTAGTGCAAGCGGAAATCCATCCGACACCTTCGACGCTGGCACCATCAACATCATGTGGGAGTAAAAAATGACCGCAGGTATTAAAGCGAATGTTGATGGAAGTGCATCCGTTCAGGTAGGCGGTACAGATTTTATAACCACGACATCTGGTGGCGCAGTAACTATACCGGG